CTTAAAAACTATTGTGAAAATAATAACTTCCGCGACAAGCGCTCCCTCTTCAATGTTTCCGGATATGACGGTCGGAGTCTTCCCGGTAGATGGGCCTTGATAGTATACCCAGCTTACATCTTCAACCCCCGTAGTCGCGTCTTTCTCGTAGTGCAGCGCAATCACGTCCCGCCGGTCGTAATCCGGCGAGCCGTTGGCGATTGTGATCGTGTCTGACTCTCCGTAAGGTATCCTGCAGTGGATGCCCTGGAATATAATGTCTCCAGAGTTGACCCTGATCGTGTTCGCGTCGACCAGCTCAGCCTCAAGCTCCATGCCTGTACTGAGCACCCTGTATTGCTCCGGCCCCGTTAGTCCGCGTATAAGCGCCTGCACGTCTCCGGATTCGATATGATTTTCTCCGGTATGCCCCGTGATTATCCTCATATATTAAGTCTCTCCTTCCAATTCATATTCCACTGTGGCCTTTCCTGCAGTTACTCTTAGTATCTTCTTAGCAATCGGTTTTGACACCTGCTGACCGGTGATGTAGTCCCGTCCGCTGATTATATCCCCGAGCGCGATATCCGAGTCTTCCAGTGCGTCACCCGCAGAGGCGTTGAAGCTCTTGCTGTTCATGATGTCCTTCAGTTTCTTTGTTCCGTTCTTGATCAGGTCAGCCTGTTCAGAGTTATTCGAATCGTATACCTCTGTGAACTCCTCAACGCCTGAGTAGTGCTTGGTCTGGCTGATATTCCCGTTCGCGTCAGCGTACAGGTGGACGACCGTCCTGTCCTTCAGGTCTCCCTTGCCGAGGCAGATCAGGTGATTTGTTCCCCGCCGATTGTCACACGCCTTGAAGTTCATTCGGCCGTCAGATGACATTTCTATCTCTTCCGAGTAGTCCTTGACCTGTACAGCTGATACGCTCACGTATCCTCCGGCCTGCGTCTGCTTATACGCTATATCAAGCCGGTAGCCCTTTGTCTTCAGCAGCTCCATGAGACCGTCATGCATTGTGCAATAGCGGTCAAACTGGAAGTTCGTAACATTCACGCCTGTATTTTCTGATGACACTACAAAAAGCGTTCCAAAACTGTTGCCGACAATCGATGCGATACACGCATTAAGCTCCCCGGATATGATCTTGTAATCCTGCCCTGAGGGCGGCTCGATGACCTTCTTCCCCATCTGTCCGCGCCAGGTATATCCTCGCACATAGATGGCCTCATTATTAGTGTCAGACTCTATTTCCTTCACAATGCCCCCGAACTCCGTATCCGGGATGTATATGCGGCAGTCGTAAGTGATCGACCCGTCCCAGGATGAGTAGGGCACTGTCAGCTCGAAATCCATCTTTGACGCGGACAGCTCCACGTCGATGTTATCTGTTATCTCCCGGATCTCCGCGCCGGATGAGCTCGCCAGCTGTATTGTCATGTCCATTTGAGTTCACTCCTCTCTTGATGAAGCGTCAGGTCGAAACTGAACGCCCCTGACCAGATAAGAGTGTTCACTCCCGGCCGGATTGGCTCGAATATGCTTTGTGATTTCTCCCGGTTATTGTATTCGTTTATGAACCCTGACGAAGTCTTCCGCCGCACCGTCTTATTGATAGAGTCTACTTCCAGATATTCCCCGCTCGACACCGTCGTGTTGACCTTATATACGTTCCCGCCGATTGATATCAGCGGATTAACACAAGGTCCGTAAAACTTCAGCAGGAAGCTCGTCGGGATATAATGTGTGTTATTCACCGTGCTCGCCCCTGACGACGTTTTCCCCAAGTCGAAAGGATAATCGAACGGGAAACCAAGTCCGGTCCCCGCCTGTCCATTTATCGCCTTGTATTCAATCGTCCTGTCCTCGATCCAGTACGGATACGGCATGTAGAAGGTGCATTTCTTCCCGATCGTCCTGTATCTGTCATCGTATCTTTCAACTTCTGACTTTACGATAAATCCATCTGCGTACTGGTCACCGACATAGAGCCGTCCCGGCTTATTCATTGCCACATCATAGTCTGCAAGCTCGAAGAAGGCCTGCAGGTTCTCCGCCCTCTCTTCTCTCGATCCGCTGAAGTCGATTGTCATCTCATACTGCGCCGCGGCCTTCGTGAAGCGGTTCACCCGCACGCCCATAGCGAGCTGCGTGACATCCGGCGTATATTCATAGTTATAAAATCCCGCCGTTTTCTTTTTGATCCTGACGGTAAAATTTGAGGACAGGTCCATCGACCTGCCCTTGCTGTTCACATATCTTACTAACTGAGCCATGTATCAGCCTCCCGCTGCCGCTATGACGCGAGCAAATTCGCGCTGATTGTAGTTAATATTCAGATCCACATTTCTGAGCGCTTCTGTAAATGCGGCTACAAGCATATTGTAGTTTCCGCCGGCATTCGCGTATCCCGCCTGGGAAGTCCGGAAGCTTGCAGGATTCTCAAAGCTGAACGCTCTGTCTACCGCCGACTTCACCATACCGGATCCGCTCTCGATACCCATCACAAAGCCTTCATCGACATACTCACCGATGCGCCTGAACACTCGTGACGGAGATCTGACCTGCAATGTCTGATTCGCTGCCGTGATCGCTGCGCTTGCAACGCTTATCGCCGCATTGACGACAGCTGACCGTCCCGCGCTGATGCCGTTGGCCAGACCGATGCTGATGTTGTACCCGGCCGAGTAGGCCGCTGCCTGCTGCCCGCCCATGTGGGAGGAGACGTTCGCGGCATTGGCCAGGGAAACTGCTGCCGACTGGACGGACGGTATTCCCGCTCTAAGCCCGTTGGCAAGGCCCGTGGCAACATTCATGCCTGCTGTCCTTGTCTTTGTCGACGCGGCTCCTGAAGTGCCGAGCTGTCGGTTAATCGTGTCAATCGTGCGTGTTCCCATGAGGTCCGCCGCAGTCTGTACCATCGGGATTGATGCCGTAATTCCGAGCTGCAGTCCCATGCCGACATTCATGCCTGACTGCCTTGTCTTGGTAGACGGAGATGCAACACCCAGCCCTCTATTTGTGCCTTCGACGGTTTTCGTGCCCAGCTGTTCTCCGGCCTGTCCCGCCTGATCAGCTGCGTTATTGATTCCATCGACAAGGCCCTGCACTGTGTAGTTTCCGGCTTCGTTCGTTGCCGCGTTCAGCTGCTCCCCGAGTGCTTGGAACTGTTCCTGTCCGCCGGCAGCCACTGTGCCGACCGCTTCAATCAGCTGGTTCCCTGCCTCATTCGTAAAGCCCTGAATATCAAGGCTCTGATTCCAGAGGTCATTTGCCTGAGCGAGCTCCTCAGATGTCATGCTGTTAAACGTGTTGACGTATCCGGCTCCCTGCGGACCCATCTCAGCGAGATGCTGAAGAAGATCCTGATTGATGCCCTTCTCTGCAAGCTCTGCGAGGTTCTGTTCCCACTGGGTGACGCCATCGACCTGAGACTGCATATTTTCGAGCATCTGCTGGGTAGACAACTCCGTCCCGACGTTAAATTCCTCGAACATATTCATCTGGCTCTCGATGGAGTCCTGCACAGACTCTTTGATCTGATTTACGGATTCCGCGACATTGGTCGCGACTTCCTGCATGGAGCTGTCGAGGTTCTCAAATGCTTCCCGTTCCTGGCCGGCAACAGAGATAGATGCCTCTGTCGCTTCAGCGAGGTCATTGGTCGCATCTTTCATCTCGTTCGAAGCATCCTTCGCAGTGCCGTGAGCGTTTGCGAGTTCCTGCTGCTTCTCGATGTAGGTCGATACTTTCCCGTTCGCCTCATCGTATGCGGCCTGTGCGGTCTCGACTGCCTCGTTAACTTCCGCCTGCTTTTCCTTTGCCTGCTGCAAAGCGTTTCCGGTCTCAATGACTTCCGCAGTCACCTTGGACGATGCGTTTCCGTATGCTCCCGCCTTGCTCTCAGCATCACTCACTGCCTGATTGTAGGCTTCCTGCAGCTTCGCGACTTCATCCGTGATGTCCTTCTGCTTCTCCCTGGCCGTTGCCAGATCCGCTTCGGCCTCGACAAGAGCGTTCATCCCTTCCTCAGCCGCCTTGCCATAAGCCTTTATCTTCAAAAGATCCTGTGCGCTTGCCACATACGCTTTCATTTCATCCTTCGACATGCTGAGCTTCCCGGTCGATTCCTCGATCGCAAGCCCCATCTCCGGGAAGAGTGTATTGAGCTGGCTGACACAGGTCTGCATTTTAGCCTGCTCCTCAGCAGTGAGGTCGGACTTTGATGCGAGACCGTCTAGCTGATCAATGAGTCTTCCGGCTATATCAGCCTGTGCATCTACCTGAGCAAGTGACTTGTCCGCCTCTTCAAATGTCGCATTTATTGACGCCTGTGCGCCTTCCAGGGACGAGATAATGTCCTCTGACGCACTTTTTACCGACTGGAAGCCCTCATTTGCTGCAAGGGCATTATTCCGTGCCGTTACCATTACCGCTGCCAGTGCAGCCAGCGATCCGACCACGATTGCCGCAGGATGCGCCATCAGCGTAGTATTGAGCGCCTGCATAGACGCCTCAAATCCGTCTGTCGCTACCTTTGCGGCTCCCTGCGTGACCGTCAAGCCTTCGATCGCTGCCTTTTCCGCCTGATAAGCGTCGATGAGCGGCTTGCTGACTTCGAGCGCCTTTGCCGCGCCCTCTGCCATCATTGACATACCCTTTGCCGCCGGAGCTGCCGCCGCAGTGACCAGAAGAAGCTTTGCGACTACCTCTTTGCCACCGTCAGACAAATTATCGAACCACTTGCAGATCTCCTGCACCTTAGCCCCCGCGCTCTCGATTGCCGGCGCGAAGGTATTAAGAAAAGCCTGGCCGGTCTGGATCCCGGCATTCTTTACCAGATTAAGGTTTTTATTGAACTGTGCTGCGCTTGTATTGCTGACCTTCTCGAATGCCTTGTCAGTAGCTCCTACGGATGCATTCATCTGCTTCAAGGCATCGTCAAAGTCCTCTGTGTGCTGGATCAGCGTTGCCGCTGCCTTGCCGGCTTCCTGGGAGCTGAACATGTCTCCTACACTCTGGCCGGTCCTGTCCGCAACTCCACCGACGATTCCAAGTACATCTGACAGAGACGCTCCTGAGTCCATAAGTTCCTTGAAAGTTTTGCCCGTTTCTTCCTGGAGTATTCCAGATACGGTTGAACCTGACTTGCCCAACTCATTGAGCATGCTGTTGATATAGGTCGTAGACTCCGCTGTCGCAATACCGTTTTTCGTTGTCGTTACGTAAGCAGACGCGATGTTGTCCAGGTTGACGCCGTACATGTTAGCCGTCGGGATAACCTTACCCATCGAAGATGCCAGCTCTGCGACGGTCGTTTTACCAAGATTCTGCGTCGTGATGAGCTTGTCTGAGACATCCGTCACCTTTTCGGCTTCCAGACCATAGGCGTTTAAAATTGTTGTCAATACATCGAGAGAGATCCCGACATCTGCAAATCCCGACTTTGCAAGCTTAGTCGCACTCCCGACAAACTGGACCGCATCCGCAGTGTCCTGGCCTGCCGATATCGCTGAGTATACGCTTTCTGCGATGTCGGTCGCGGCTATTCCTGTCTCGTTTGACATATCTACGACCGCACTCGACATATCGCCGATGCTCATCACCGATTCGTCCGCGATTGAGCTAACCTTTGCCATCGATGTCTCGAAATCAGACGCCAGTTTGATTGACGCGCCAAGAGCCGCGCCAGCCGCAGCCGATACCGGAGCCAGCGCCTTAGATGCGTTGTCCAGTGCGGTCGACGCGTTATGAAGGTTCGTTGTCAGCTTATTAAAGCGCTCATCAGCGGCAGCCTTAGCCGCCGCGTCGAGCTCTTTGGACAGATTCTGAAGCTTGGCGGTCGTTTCCGCTGTCTCCAGTTCTGCTTTGTTCAGCTTCTGTTCCCACTGCTCGACGCGCTTCCCTGCTGTATCATAGGCACGCTCACCGAGCTTGACGCGCTCTGTCAGATCTGCGACAACCTTCTCCTGCTCAGCCATCTCCTCTTCGGAGGCCTCACCGGATTTCCGCATCTCTTCGAGTTTTGCGCGTGCCTGTGATAACTGCGTGCGGTAATTTCCCAGCTCTGACCCGACTCTCTGGTAGTCTGACTGTGCATGAGCGAGGCCGGCAGCGACCGCATCCTGCTTATTGACCTGAGCGTCGAGCACCCTTGTCAATGCGTCGTGCCGTTTCTGCAAGCTCTCAAGGCTCTTCCCGCTTCCCTGCGTCTGCACCTCTGCGAGCTTCATCTCGCTCTTCATCTGGCTGACGGATTTCTGGCAGGACGTCACCGCACTCTGAAATTGTTTTTCGCCCTCAAGTACTATCCGGGCGCCTATCTTTTTTTCTGCCATAATCTATCCTTACATATCCATGAGCGAGTGCACTTCTTCAGTGCCCTTAAACACCATCCGCTCCATCCGCATATTGTGGAGCTTTTTCCATTCGTAGTATAGGTCTTCCCATTTGCCGAAATACATGTGTCCGACTTCCCGCTCTGAGTATCCGATGTCCATCATGACGATGACCATCCATGCGAAATTCAGATAATCGTCCCCGTCTCCGCTTCCAGCATTGGCGGGGTCATCTAGTTTTTTCTCTCAAAGCACCGCACAAATTCATCGTGGACGATTTCCGACAGCTGGTATGGCGGCATGTCGACCATGCGCTTCAGCTTCTCCGGCGTGTATTCCGGGGCGGGCTCCCCGAGGTCCTTCAGGATCTCACAGCCCTCATCGATCATCCACTTCAATGCGTTTAATAGTGCCGTAATACTGGCCGGTGTGACCACATTCCCGATCATCATACCTTCTTTATCTTTGACAATCTCTCCTTTGTCATCCAGCTGAGGCACAAATGTATATATCTGTTTTTCAAATGTCATGATTGAGCCATATACATCCTGGATCTTCTCAAGCACTACAATGTCGCACTTGATCGGGAACTCTTCTCCCGACAATGTGATAGTATTCGGTCTTTCGAACATATTTACCTCTCAAAATAAAAAAGCGGAAATGCTCACGCACTCCCGCCTTATGTATGTTGTCAATGTCGCTTGCCCGTCAATTCCCTGTAGCAGGTATGGTATTTCCGGTCACACCGAATTTTCCCAAGATATACGCCTTTGCTTCCGCCTCTGACGTGAAGCGCTTTCTGTATCTCCAGTTTCCGCTCTCGTCGCACTTAGCCTTGCCGGCGATTGACGGAGTCTTATATGTGATCGAGCTGCCCTTTGTCTCGAAGTCATCACCCG